TGCTTTACAAGTACTTGATTTAAACCGTCCAGTTCCTCATTCGATATCAACGCAAACATTAAATCAGCTGTAGCAGGTAAACCAAAAGACTCCGCTGTATCCTCAAGACCGGGATCCGAGTTGCCATACCCTGACCTTGTAGTCTGCGTAGCGCTCATGATAGGAACATCATATTCTACTGCAAGGCCTCGCATCTCTTCTGCAATGGATTTAATGTATGAATAACTATTTATAGCACCACCCATATTCTTCAATCGAGACGATCCACATATATTCAAATAGTCAATAAAGATTATCTCAGGAACAAAGTTCTTCTTTAACTTCAATTCATTAAGCAATGCTCTAAAATGAGACGTGTTAGCTTGAGCAGTAGGATACTCTTTAATAATCAACTTACCTTTAGTCTTATCAGCAATCTTAGATACTTTATCTCTTAACATATCCTTAGATAGGTTCTCTAGTTGATCAATTGGTATATTGAGTAAGTTAGCGTCAATCCTTTCAGCAATTCTTTCCTCGGCCATCTCTAAAGTAATGTACAATACATTACGACCTTGAGTAAGAACGTTGGCTGCACTGTGACACATAAATAAAGATTTACCAACACCAGTACCAGCAAGTACTATATTGAGAGTTTTACGCGGAAGACCACCTTTAGTGATCTTATTAAAGTAATCTAGATCAAACGGAATTCGTTCGTCCTGTTCATGATAAAAATCATACCTTTCGTCCACGTTTTCAATATAGTCATGGCCAATGTTAGTATCAAAAGATACAGCCAACGCCTTTGACAACAAGTCAGGTAAGGCATTCTTGGTTAATGATTCATGCTTGTTGTCTATAATTTGTATAGACTGCATGATAGCATTATGAATAGCTCTATCCTGACACCACTTCTCCGTCTGATCAGCCAACCATTTCATATCAGCCTTCTCTTTATTAAACAACAAAGGAATAACTTCCATAGCATGGTTGTACTGCTCATCACTGAGTTTCGTTGATTGATCTATTTCAATCTTAAATGCTTCTAGTGAAGGGAGTTTGTTATACTTTGCAACAAACCTACCAGCTTCAGTAAATAAATGTCTATAAATTCCTTCGAAGTAGTCGGGCTTTATAAACGGTAATACCTTACGCATATACTCAGAGTCGTTGAGTATATGCCTTAGAATCGTTTGCTCTAAAGTTATATTCATTTTATTATTATACCTGATTTTTGTGGAAAGGTCAACCTATAGGTAGATTGTATTAGTCATCTGTATTTGTGTCTTCATCTATTTGCTTCAAAGCCTTTGCTAGAACCTCTTCGTCGCTTTCTATATAACCAGGTGTTTGATCTACGGCAAACTTTACTCGGTGATTTGAAAGCTGGCCTGATCGTCTCATGTCTTCTCTAATTCGAGTAGCACTTATACTATGAGTAGCCATACCAAGATCGTGTTCAGTAAAAGTATAACCAACACCACGACCGAAACTAATATCTACGATATTAGGGACAAGAACAATATCGAACTGATCATTACCAACTCCATGCGCAATAAGACTGCTCCTAATAGCTCGTTGGACAAGATGAAAAGAAAACGGATTATCATCCTGTCTAGTATCTGTCCTATTTGCTCCTGCATCTCCTACTACTCCTCCAACGTCTCTGACCATGATACACACTTGGCCTGTTATCTTTAAACATTCATCAAACAGTTTTTGATGACCTTCGTGCCACGGCTGCCATCGTCCAAGCATTTGCACTGTTGGTTTTTTCCAATCCATTACTCCTCTCCATTATTAGTATCTTCTTCTATTGCCCCGATATTATCTAAATCTTCAACAAGATCGTCGGCAAACTTTTTAATTTGTTTATCACTAAGGTATTGATCGATTCGATAGACGGCTGAATCTAATACATCAGGTGCTTCAAACATCTTATTTGTATCTGCGAATCTTCCTTGTTCTAACGTATCAACCCAGATAGTCACATCCGCATCAAAAATATTTCTTGTTTCATCCAACGGACAAACAAAGTCACATATAACTAACCTTGCGCATTTAACTTCATAGTCAGCAATATTCTTCATTCGATACGCTTGTCTAAATCTTGCTTCTTCAGAGAAATCCCAATCATTAGCCATCTCTCTTACCTTATCGGCATTGTACCAAGCACACTTCCAAGATTGTTGTAATCTTTCTGCTAACCAGGTCTTTCCTGCTCCAGGAAGACCCATTACCAATATCTTCTTATTCATCGTGTACCTCATTGAGTCCCTGTTCTTTAAATTGGCCTTTTTCAGCTGCTACTTCTAATATGCAGGCCAGCATAGGCGTGATAGCCCTCTCTTGAAAGTCATCATCGTTTACTTCTAATCCCTCAACGGGGGATGATATGATATCATAATTATACGATAGTCGTTGATTATCTCCATCCCATTTAATCACACCATACCTAACTACAGTCTCAACGTAATCACCAGTTAGTATCCTAACGTCCCATCCATGGGAGTTCTCCTTTTCGTCAGAGGGAATTAGAACGTAATCAACATTCTCGACAAAGTTCATTGCCTTAAAGTTCATCAGGGAATAGCTCCATTGATGCCCCACCGGTTATATCATAAGCCTGTTTAATAGCAGCCTTAAAGTCGTCGGTTAGAATGGGCGCCCAGAAGTCTTCCGTATTGGTTTGTGCTTGTCTAAATTTCCGCTCCTCCATCTCTCCAGTGGCCCTATCAACTCGACAATACCAACCATTAGAAGGCTTAGCAATATAACCAAGAGCAAGACCAACGTCCAGGAGACCAGAATAACGCTCGATACCACCTTTCCAAGTAACTGATACAGGAATTTTTGACTTCTCTTTAACATATCTAGATTTCTCCACATTAATAATGAAGTCGTATCCTGTGACTTCTGTTCCGGTCTTAGTCTGCCTACGACCTATAATCCATATATTATCAGCACTGTAATAAATCCCAGTACCACCACCTACAACATCTCTAGGAAATAGTCCAATCTCTTTATACGTATGATTAACAGCCAAGAGAGGAATGTTCTTCATAGCAAGATAAGGAGTAGTCATTCGGAACAGTCCCTTTAGAGCTTTTGCTCTCGACATATCTGCTACCGACTTCTCATTGATAGCATCGTCTAATTCTTTCTTAGAAGCTAGATTACCAACAGAGTCAATAACAATAATTACTCTATCCTTCTTATCGAGAGCTTCTAATTGATTAACTAAATCAAACTTCAACTCTTCAACATTAGTGATAGGGGTATGCAATACTCGAGTGGTGTCGATACCAAACGTCTCAAAGTAACCTTGGGGAGAACCAAACTCAGAATCATAAAACAACAACACAGCGTCTTCATGTCGCTTTAGATAAGCCGAAGCCATCAATAGCGCAAACGATGTCTTGAAGTGCTTGCTCGGTCCAGCTAGTACTGTAAGGCCTGATGATACTCCTTTATCCATATCGCCTGCAAGAGCGACATTGATCATCGGAACGTCTGTTGGAGTAAACTCCTTATCGGTGAAGAATGGGGACTCAGCTAAGATCGAGCTCGAGCTGATCTTTGTGTTCTTCTTTAGTTTGTCCATAATTGACATTTTGTAGTACCTCCCGGTCATCTTGTTCATAGATAATTCTATATTGATTGTTTATTATATCCACTTTTTCGAGTAAAGTCAACCTTTTTGTGAACTTTGTGAAAGCGCGAATATCTTTTGGGAAGCATGCCCCACCATATCCGCGTTTCATATCATAACCGGGTACTTTGATATGTGTATCACCAATCCTCGGATCTGATGAGATAGCTCTAGCAATAACGTTATAATTACATCCAGCATCGTCTACTGCATCGTAAAACTGATTGAAGAATGTTACCTTAGTAGCTAGGAAACCATTAACAGCATACTTAACAAAGCAAGCCTCTAATGCTCCCATAGTATGGAACTCACATTTATTACATTGAGAATAAGTCCTATACAAATCTAATACGCTGGAACATGCAGTAGGATGACCCCCTACTACTTGGAAAGAAGGATTGACGAATTGTTCTCTAGCATTATTCTCTGTAAGAAATTCTGGATTGATAACAATTCTTTTTAGTTTAGATTCTGAATATTTAACAGCATCTAATAGACTTTCGACGATGGCTGGTGTTATGGTAGATTTAATAATTACTCCGGCGTCTGTATGATTTAGAATCTTTAATGCTGAATCTAACACAATCGTCGCATCTATTGAACCATCCTCACCCATAGGAGTTGGAGCACAAATAAATACTACACTAGGTTGCCATTCCACCAAATCATCAATTGTAGTATTATACTTAGGATCAACAAAGTACTTCTCAACTAACCGGTTTTCAAATCCGTAATCAACAGCTTTTCCTACAAAGCCGTGACCTACAAT